CCATCCGGTCATTCTTCAGCACCGAGCTTCAATCGCACTACGTCGACGGCCTCACCTATACCGTGCGACCGGGGAATGGCGTGCTGGCGACCTTGGCGATGGGATGGGAAGAAGAGGGAAAGATTCAATGGCTGAAACCCATCCCGATGGGTGGTCAGGATGCCAGTCTGTCAGGGATTGGCAACGTCAACGATTAACCAGGAGGAACGCAGATGGCCGTAACTCACCCGACCCTAGTTCGAGACGGAATCGCCAACTTTGTCGTGGATCAACTGGATGAGGGCACGCCGCCGGGCACGCTTGTCTTTCAGACGAGCGGCGACGCCGAGGTCGCGACGCTAGACCTCGCCAATCCCGCGTTCGGCGCCTCGTCGGCAGGCGTGGCGACGGCTGGCGCCATCGTGACGGACACGAATGCCACGGGCGGGACGGTCGCGAAGGCTCGACTGAAGAACAACGTCGGGACCGACAAGATCATCTGTTCCGTCACGGCGACTGGCGGTGGCGGAGATATCCAGCTCAACTCCGTGGTCATCTCGGCAGGCCAGTCGGTCTCGATGACGAGCTTGACCTATACCGCACCTCCGTAACGGAGAACGCCTATGAGCTTCTTCCAGGACTGGTCGGTCATCGATAGCGTGACTATCGGTCCGGCCATCGTGTTCCGCGCGCGCTTGGCGTCAGCGGGGGCTGGTATCCCAGGGCTGACGCCGACTGTGGCGATGACCGACCCCGATGGCGCCGACGTCGCGCTCGTCCTGAACACGGACTATCTGCGCTTTGAACGGACGAACATCGTCGGCGACTATGAACTGCGGATCGCGCTGACGAAGTTTGCGACGCATGGCGTCTACAGCATCGCAATCATTTCTGGCGATCCCGGCGTTGGCGATCTGGTGGATTCAATCGCCGTCGATACGACGTTCGTGAAAGTCAATGATGCGTCGGCGACGACCACGGCGTTCATTATCTCGCGGCTCAATGGGCCTGCATTGAGCAGCGTGGCGAACTTCTACAAGGACTGCTATTTCTCCCCGGTGACGGGCGCGCTCCGGCCGGGCGGCCCGAAGAAATGCACCTCCTATGATGGTGGCACGCTCACGCCGACCGTCGAGGCGTTTTCCTCCGCCCCGGCCAACGGCGTCGTGATGGAGCTTGTTCGGTAAGTGGCGGTCAACCTCCATACGACAACCGAAGAGCGCTTATGTGAGAAGTGTCGCAGTACATTCGTCTGGACAACGAGCAGACCGAACAGGAGGTTCTGTTCTCAATCGTGTCGTGAAGTCGCAAAGCATACGAAATGGTTACGGATGGTTCCGGGCCGCCTAGAGGCACAACGTGAGCGAGGGAAGCGATGGTATCGAGAAACAAAAGCTAAACAACCGGAGCGATGGCACAGCTATAACCTCAAGAGAATGTATGGGCTGACAGCCGATGGTTATCGCGCACTCCTAGAGTCACAGAATGGAAATTGTGCGATTTGCAAGCGATCAGCCTCTTCGTTTCGGCAGAGGCTTGCAGTGGACCATGACCATATAAGTGGTCGTATCCGTGGGTTGCTGTGCAACGCATGCAATATAACCCTCGGTAGATTTGCCGAAGATCCCAATCGTTTTTTATCGGCTATCGACTACCTGGAAAGGACATAAGTGGCTGTTTCGCTCCATGCAACGCATTTCCGATTCGGCATCGACGAATTAGCCGAGGATACGCACGGATGGCACGCGGCGGAGGATACCAACCCCGCGCAAGGCGTCATCACCAACGAGGTTCCATTCCTGTTGCGGTTCACCGTGCAAGAGACGGGCGGAACGCAGGCAAACAACGTGGACCAGCGGTTCCAGTGCCGTCTCAATGGTGGGGCATTCCAGGACATCACGACGAGTTCATCCATCGTGCGGGCGATCGCATCGGTCGCGTTCACGAACGGTCAGAACGCGACGCAACGATTGTCTGGAACGGGAACGTTTGAAAGTACTGGCTCTGGGTGCACCGAAGACGGATTGTCGGGCGGTAACCAAAATGACATCCCCGCGTCGGGCAACTCGGAAACAGAGTGCGGGCTCCAAATCGTCAACGCGGATGTCGGTGGTGGGGACACCATCGAATTTCGCCTGACCTCGCCCGACTTCACGATCACGAACGACGTCATCCCCACGATCACGGTGGAGGCCGGCGCGGTCACGGGCACGGGCGCCTTGGTGGTGCAGTCGGCCCAGGCAAGTGGTGCAGGGGATAGTGAATCGGTCGGAACGGGTGCCCTGGCGGTTCAGGCAGCCATCCTGAGCGGGGCCGGGTTGAGCGCGTCCGTGGGGACCGGGGCGCTGGCGCCATCCTCGTCCGCGGTGGTTGGGGCGGGGATCGCGCAATGGGTGGGCGTCGGCGCGCTCGTCGCCCAGGCCATCGTGATCGTCGGGCTCGGCCTTAGCGCGTCGTCGGGTTCTGGTGCGCTTCCGGCTCAGGACGCCGTGCTCGCCGGGCAAGGGATCGGCCTCTCTAGCGGGGATGGCGCGCTCCCAGCCCAGGCGGCGGTGCTCGCTGGCGCTGGCGAGGCGAATGATCCCGACATCACAGGATCGGGCTCGCTCGTCGCACAAACGGCGGGTAGCGTAGGGCAGGGCGTCGGCCTCTCCGTCGGCGATGGAGCGTTGGCAGCACAGTCTTCGCTCGTCGTCGGCCAAGGGTCGGTGCTCGCCAGCGATGTCGGCGCGCTCGGAGTCGGCGGATGGCGCAGCCATCGAACGAATCGGATCGACGCGCGGCATCGGATCATCATTATCCTTTCCGGATCAGCCGTCGAGGAAGCGGTCACCGGCACCGGAGCGTTGGCGGCGGGTTCCGCCGTCATCTCGGCGGCTGGCCTCAGCGTGTCGTCGGGGAGTGGTGCGCTCCCAGCGCAATCCGCAGTCGTCTCCGGGCAAGGCGCGGGCGATGTCTCGGGCACCGGGGCGCTTGTGGCCCAAGCGGTCGCCGCCGCCGGACAAGGACTCGGTGCCTCGGCCGGGCCGGGTGCCATGGACGCCCAAGCGGTCGTCGTCGCCGGTACGGGCAATGTCTCCGTCGCCGAAATAACTGGATCTGGCGCACTCGATGCCCAAGCTGCCGCGGTTGCTGGAGTCGGGGAAGACATCCCGGGCACCGGGTCGCTGGTCTCGCCATCGTCGACGCTCGCCGGTCAAGGCGTCGCGGCATCGAGTGGCGCGGGGACGCTCCAGGCTCAGGCGGCGGCAACTGCGGGTCAGGGAGTCGGGGAGTCTATCGGAAGCGCGACACTGGCCGCTCAGTCAGCCGTCATCAGCGGCAGCGGTTCGAGCGCACCAGCGATCGGCGTGGGGACACTCGTCGCCGTATCCTCGCAGATGGCTGGGGTTGGTTCGAGCGCATCTACCGGATCAGGGTCGCTGGTCGCGCAACCGTCCGTACTTTTCGGGTCGAGCGTCACGCTCATCATCGGCTCCGGTGTATTGGTCGCTCAAGCCGTGACCGTATCCGCAGATGGCACTGGGAGTTCGTCCGGATCGGGAACGCTCACTACTCAGCCCGTCGCCGTCGAAGGCTATGCGCGGGCCGTGCGTCTAGCGAGTCGCAGCGTACCGTTAAGAGGTGGAGCGAGACGCTCATCGGATCGCGCGCCAACGAGATCGAGGGGATAATGGCGAGATTGCAGCTCATCACCGCCCCGACCGCCGAACCGATTTCGCTGGTCGAAGCGCGCCTACATCTCCGCCTCGACGCGACGGGTTCCCCCGCGGCGCATCCCGACGACTCGCTCGTCTCGTCGCTCATCACCGCGGTCAGGCAGCACCTCGAAGGCAAGGATGGCTGGTTGGGCCGCGCGCTCGTCACGCAAACGTGGGAACTCGTGCTCGATGAATTCCCCGACAATGAGATCCGCATCCCGCTGCCGGCGCTCCAGTCGATCGTGAGCATCAAGTACGATGACGCTGCCGGGGCTGAGCAGACGGTCTCGGCATCCGACTATGTCATCGATGTGGTCTCGGAGCCCGGGTGGGTCTTGCCCGTGACGGGCGTTTCCTGGCCCGACACGTACGACACGGTGAACGCCGTGCGGGTGCGGTTCACGGCCGGGTATGGCAATGCGGCGAGCGTTCCGGAGGCGATCAAGAGCGCGATGAAATTGATCATAGGCGACCTCTATGAGAATCGACAGGAAGCGGTGATCGGCGCCTCGGTGGCTCAACTCCCGCGTGCGGTTGAGGCGCTACTTTCGCCCTATCGCATCCTGAGTGTCGCCTGATGCGGATCGGCCCGCTCGACAGGCGCCTGACGCTCCAAAGCAAGCAGACGGCGCTCGATGCGTCTGGACAGCCGATTGAGACGTGGAGCACGGTGGCCGAAATCTGGGGGCAGATCGTACCCCAGCGTGGGGCTGAGCGATTCGCGGCGCAACAGATCGTCGGGCATGCGGTCACGACGTTTCGGATTCGCTGGCGTGCTGGGGTGAGTGTGTTGAATCGGCTGCTCTATGATAGCAAGATATGGGATATCTTGGATGTGCGGGAAGTCAGGCGGCGCGAAGCTCTAGAGATTGACGGGTCGGCGCGGAGTGAATCCTAGATGTTTCAGATGTCCATCAAAGTCGAAGGGCTCAAGGAACTCGACAAAGCCCTCGCTGAATTATCCCGATCGGCGAGCAAGGCCGTGATGCGTCGAGCCCTGGAGCGGGCCGCGACGCCGACTCTCCTCGCCGCGACGGCCTTGGCGCCCGGAGGGCTTGCTCTCAACATCGATGTGAATACGCGGCTGACGAAGTTCCAGCGACGCCGAGGCGCGCGTCTGGCCTCAGATGAGGTGGGTATGTATATCGGGACGACATTCCCGGCTGGTGCACAAGGGCATCTCATCGAATTCGGAACTGGTCCGCGGTATCATAAAAATGGAAAATATATTGGGCAAGTCGCCGCAAAGCCATTTTTACGACCTGCATGGGATGCCACAAAGCACCGCGTATTAGAGTTAATCTCGAGAGAGCTCTGGGCCGCGATTGACAAGGTGGCGCGACGGGCTGCGAACAAAGCGATCCGCCGATCTCGCATGCGGGGGATGGAAGAATGAGCGTCGACAGCGACCTCCGGGCGTTCATCCTTGCCGATGCGGCGGTGGCGGCCCTGATCGGCACGCGCCTCTATCCGGCCATCATGCCACAGGACCCGGTACTCCCCGCGACAACCTATCAGTGGATCAGTGCGATCCGCTATCCGAACATGGATGACGCGGGAGGGCTCAGCACGGCGCGCGTCCAAGTGGATTGCTGGTCTGATTCCAAGGCGGAGGCGCTGGAGGTCTTCGAGGCCATCCGGCTCGCGCTGGATGGATACCGTGGGGCGTTCGGGTCCATTCCGGTCTACGGGGCGTTCTTGGAATCCGAACGGGAAAGCTATGAACCGGCAACGGATGCGGGGACTGGGTCGGGGGTCGCGCTCTATCGGCGGTCGGGGGATTATGTCATCACGTACGAGGAAGCGCTGGTCTAACACGTAGGATCAACGAGAGGAGGGAACACGCGATGGCTGGAGGGATTGGATACGGTGGGGCATTCAAGATCGGGGACGCGGCTTCGCCGGAGGTCTTCACCGCCGTCGCCAACGTGCGGAGCATCTCCGGCCCGAGCATCGCGGCGAACGCCGTCGACGTCACAAACATGGACAGCCCTGGCGGGTACATGGAGTCCATCAAGGGGCTCAAGGACCCCGGCGAGATCACGATGGAACTCGTGATGACCGGGGCCGGGCTCACGGCGCTCGCGGCCGAGATGGCGAAGACGGGGCCGACGAATTACAAGGTCGTCTACCCGGCGCCAGTCACGAAGACGTACTCGTTCGCGGCGTTCATGACCGGGATGTCTCACGAAGCGCCGGTCGATGACGTGATGACGGTCTCCGTCACGTACAAGATCGCTGGGGCGTTGACGCTGACCTAAACCAGGAGGAACTATGAAGCCGTCGAATGTGACGCTCACCGTGGGGGAGCGGACGTATACGGTGCGGTTCGACACGAACGCGCTCGCGTCCCTCGAACAGTTACTCGGGACCTCCGTGCCCGAGATTTTTAAGCGCGTCGGGTCAGGGCTCGGGCTCATGGTCGAGATGCGGGCGATCCTCTGGGCTGGCCTGCGACGCCATCATGCGGGGATCACGCTGGAGCAGGCCGGCGATCTGATCGACGAGGCCGGAGGGGTCGGCGACGTGTTCACGTCGCTGCGCTCAGCCATCCGCTCAGCCATCCCTGGCATGGAGGAGGAGCCCGCGGACCCTCTCCCGGCGGTTGGGACTGGCCCCGCCTCCTGATCGCTGCGGCAGAGGCAGGGGTGCCGCCTGACCGGGCATGGACGTACACGCCGCGGGAGCTTGATGTCGTCTTTCGCGGATTGGCGGCGCAGCGGAAGTTTCAAGAGAAGCTGGCCATCCTCACCGGATGGGTGACGGCGGCCTGTATGCGCCAGAAACGCTTACCGTCGCTCGCTAAATTGCTTGGTGAACATGAGCCATCCCGAACGTCGGAGGCTCAAACGATGGAGCAGCAAGTGATGATCCTCGACGCCTATAGCGCGGCCCTCGCGAGCAAATAAAATGGCGACTATTCCGAATATACCAGGAGGTGCATCATCGCTTCGCCTATAGGCGCATTGCGAATATTGCTCTCGGCGTCCTCGGCTGCGTTCTCCAAAGACATGCAGTCGGCCCGCAAAGAACTCGGTGGCATGGCGAAGGGCGTCAAGAACGTCGCCGGCGTCTTCCGGGACTTGGCGCTCGTCGCGGCTCCTGTTGCCGCCGTGGGCGCCGCCGTGTTCGGTCTCGCCAAACATGCAGCCAACGTCGGCGATGAACTACTTACGATGTCTAAGCACACCGGCCTCTCGGTTGAGCAGCTTTCGCTACTGAAATTCGCTGCTGAACAATCCGACACAAATCTGCAAGCCCTCGGGACCGGATTCAAGTTTTTGGGTAAGTCGATGGCGGGCGCCCAGAAAGCGGGGAGCGAATCCGCCACGGCCTTTGCGGCGATTGGCGTCGAATCCAAGAATGCCGACGGGTCGTTGCGGCCGATGCACGATGTCATGCTTGAGGTCGCCGACGCCTTCAAAAACCTCCCCGACGGCGCGACGAAGAGCGCGCTGGCGATGCGCCTCTTCGGGATATCGGGCGTCGAGCTCATCCCGTTGCTGAGCAAGGGATCGGCCGGGATTCGTGAGTTGACTGATCGGGCGAAGGAGCTCGGCCTACAGATCACGACGGACCAGGCGCAGGCGGCCGATCAGTTCAACGACCAGTTCAACGAGATGACGCGATCCGCCGAAGCGTTGGCGATCAAGGTCGGCAATGTTCTCATTCCGAGCATCACCGACTTGATGGTGGCGCTCACCAACCTTGGCACCGAAGGACGGCGGCATGAGGGCCTGCTGGTGTTCTTCCCGTGGCTCAAAGAGATTCCCGCGTTCGCCGACAAGACGAAGGATATCCCGCGCGTGCTAATGGACATGCAGACCTCGTTTAGCAAACTGTCCGGGGCGAGCGTCGAGGATCAGGCCAAGATGAAGGCGGCACTCGATGCAGCGCTCGCCACCTACAAGCAAGCGGCCGAGCGGGTGGTGCAACTGAAGCTCGGGGCAGAAGAACGGGCCAAGGCCGAAGTCAAGGCGCTGTCTGAGATCGACAAGGCCCAGCAACGCCAGTCTGAGAACTTTGTCCATCATCTTGAAGTGGAGACGGCCGCGGCGGAAAAGGCGCTGCAAGGCTATCTGGAACTCAGGCTCGCCTACAAGCAAACCGATGAGGACTACTTTCTGCGGTATCGGCAGCTCCTCGAAATGCAGGGCCTCTCCTCGGAGCAAGTCCAGCTCCGCATGGCCCAGCACGTCCAGGAATTGAAGCTCACGATGACCCAGACTGTGGACGAGATGGCGGTGCTGTGGTCAACCTGGTTCGGCGAGATGAGCAACACGATGGCGGAGTTTCAATCCTTCTCCCGCGACACGTGGTCCTTCTTCTCTCGCAGCTTCGGCGATGCGGTCGGCGAGGTCATCACGCAGGGGGGGAAGCTCTCGACCAAGCTGCGGCAAATATTCCAGCAGATCCTTGCGGCCTTTATCTCAATGGTCACGCAGATGATGGTGAGGTGGATCGCCTTCCAAGCCTTGACCGGCGGCTGGGGCGTTCCGGGCGGGGCGGTGCTGGGCGGAGCGGTAAACTTCCCGGCGGCGCCGCGTCTCGCGCATGGCGGCATTGTGACGCGGCCGACGCTGGCGGTAATCGGAGAGGAAGGGCCTGAGGCGGTGATCCCGCTAAACGGGAACGCCTCGTCACTCGGAACGATCCGCCTCGTCATCGATGGGAACGGAGAGCTCGGTCGTATCCTCGCAAACGTGCTCTTGCCGCATCACATGAAGCTCCTCGGGGAGGCTGGCGGAGCGGGTGGCGGGTTCTCCATCCCGATCGTCAGGCAATAAGATGCTTCCGCTTCCCGCCACGACAGCCCACGGTCTCGCGCAAAGCCATTATCGGCCCGTCGTCTATACCGAACTCGTCACGGCCCTCCTCGACAATCCGCAGGTCAGGAAAAGCCGGTGGGACGCCGCGCTCGCGCAGGTCGCGACACAGGTCGTGTCCGAGCAAGGAGCCGCGACCGATCCGCTGGCGATGCTACAGCTTGCCTATCCTGACCCGACGCGCATCGAAGATGGGTTTTCGATCGTTCCTGCCGGCGTACTCGTCTCTGTTCAGGTCGGAGCACCGATTGGACTGTTAGGGCTGAGCGGGGAAGCCGGACAAAACCGGACGCACCATTACCAGACGATCAGATTAATCGCCGGGGAAGTCGCGAGTTATCAGGTATCCTCCGTTAAGCTGCGACTCAGGAGGGTTGGTGGAACGCAAACCTTTTCGCTGATCGCGGTGCTGGTGTTTCCTCGCGACCAATTTGCGCTGCCCGCACTGGATTTCAGTCAATACAGCGCGCAGCAGCTGGTCCTGCATCCGTCCTTTACGGTTAGCACGGCGACTGTCAGTACGTCCGGAGCGGACGTGACCTTTACTCTCACGGAAACGATCACCGTGAGCCGCGATAAACAGTTCGCGGTCTACCTCATCCCATTTGCCAACGGCGGATTGAGTGATCCGCATGATATACGGTGGGAAGGATCGTTGGGGGCCAATCGCTATCCGCGCGAACATGCGGCGGTGCTCCATTTTCTCGGGACGGAATTAACCTCGGAGACCACGCCAGGGTTTGAAGGATTGGAGCTTGGAGTCAAAGTGCCCGTCGCGACGTATGTCTGGGATGGCGCGAACACGGCCTATCGAGAATGCCTCATTGATCTCGGTGCGGTGCCGACCGAGCCGGGCTACGTCGATCTGCGCTATCGCACTCCAGCCGAGTCGCGCTTGCGGTTTCGTCTGTGGCGCTCCGATGCGAGCGGGGCGAAGCTAGAGGATTTGGGCGCGACGGATGCCCACGCGCAAACCGCAGATGATCGGCACGATGGGGCGGTGTCTCACGTGCACGATGGCGATGCGGTCACGGTGCTCTCGCAGTATTATCTCTATCGGATCGAACCGCTTGGCACCGATGATCCGGCTGAAGTCACGCAATCCCTGCTGTACACCCCGACCGTGCACGGGATCAACGTGGTGTTCCCGAAGAAGATTCACAAGGTCGCCTCGTCGCCGGTGCTCGGGGCCATCCCAGCGCTGATTGATATCCCGTCGCTCACGACGCAAATGGACCTGAAAGCCTATACCGCGCAGGCGCAGACGATCACGCCTGAGCTGGCTGATCTCGCTGGGTATGCCGTGACGCCAGCGGTGGAAGTCAATCTCAAGAACATCCCGCTTGAAAGCCGGTTCGGCGTGATTCCGCCGGATGGCCTGACCAGCAAGTACCAGCTCGCGCCCTTTGCGTTCGGCAAGGTGCAGGACTACGGCGTCGAAGACGGGATGACCTCGTGGATCACGAAACCGTGGACCGCCGACCTCTCGATTAAGGTGCCGCCGCCCAACCCGCAAGACCTCAACGCCGCACTAATCGCGATTGACTTCCAGTTGGGCGGCGGGACCCATCTGATCGACGCGCTGGATCACCTGCTCTTCAACGAGGCCCGCGTGCCGCGGCGCTACAAGCACCGGCAATCGTTCGTCGATGCCAAGGCCGCGCTGGGGGCTGCCTGGATCACGAAGCGGGTCATCGTGGAGTCGGTCGATCTGCGGACCCTCGTCAATCAGCTCCTTGAAGTCATCGGCTATTTTCTCATCCAGGACGAGGAAGGTAAACTCAAGCTCATTCGCTATCCACGCTCGGGCAATGCCGTCGCGACGTGGGGCGATGCGGAACTCAAGCCGGGCACAACGCAGCAGCCCTCGTTCGACGATTCGATCATGAACCGCATCCGTGTGTTCTGGGGCTATCCGTTCAGCGAGGATGCCGACTTCGCGCCCGATCCACGCATCGCGGAGGATACCGCGTCAATGGCGGAGTGGGCGCCTGGATCGCAGACCCATGTGGCGGACCGCGAGATCAAGGGCTATTGGCTCTCGGCTGGCAGCGCTGCCCTCGCCGAGGAGTTGGCGAAGCGGAGTCTGCGCGGCGAAGGGATGATCCGGATCACCTGCGAAACGATGTTGAGTCAATACGCCGTACAGGTCGGCGATTTCGTGATGCTCCAGACACCGGTCTATGTCCGCAAAGGCTCACGCGGCTCCATGAAGGTGGCGCAGAAATTCATGGTGATCCGCAAGACGGTGGATATCTTCAATGAGGGGATTCGCTGGGAACTTGTCGAGGCGCTGGACAGGAACCGCCCGCCGACCGGGTCGGTCGCGGTGAGCCCCGAGTCGGGGACGGCGCCGTTCAGCGTGACGGTCACGCCATCGTTTACCGATCCCGATGGGGCTGGCATCGCGAAGGTCGCGCTCGATGAGGATTACGACGGAGTAACCTTCCAGGGGGATCAAGTCCACACCGGGGCCGGTGCACCGACCGCTCCGTTCACCGTGAACTACGGCAGCGGCACGGCCGGGCGGAAGGTGATCGCGGTCATGGCGACCGATGTGGACGACGGGACAGCGATCCGGAATGCGATCGTCCGCGCGAAGGTCGTCCCTGAGGCCAGGATTGATATCATCACTCAGACCAATCCGGGCCAGCCACTCAACGCGATTCTCTCCGGGGCGGGCAGCACGTCGCGGTCGGGCCAGATTGCGAAGCACGAATGGGATCTGACCTACGTCGTCGCCGACGGCTTCAATGCTGAAGTCACCGGTGCGAAAGCCGTCATCTCCATGCCCTACGCCGAAACGACGGTTGCCCTGCGCGTGACCGATGCGGATGGCCTGACGGCCATCGCGACGCTCGTCCTGACCGGCAAGACCCTTGCCCCGGCCGCCGTCGCGAACTTCCTGATTCAGCAGCAAGGCGACCGGCTTATCTTTTCCTGTTCGCCATTGGCAGATGGCGACATTGACGGACTCGAACTTCGCGGCAAATACGAACCGACCGGCTCATTGACAGCGAACTGGACCACGGCCGACCTTCTGACGCCTAACGGAACGGATAGTCTCTTCAAGGTGACATTATTCTCTATTCCTGCTCCGCGTCCTTATGGCACATGGTCATTTTTCGCAAAATGGAAGGACACGAGCACTAATTACAGTGCGAACGCGACTATCATCCTTGTGACGACTAGTAAACCAGGTGACCGCTTCGGCGTGCTCACTGATTGGTCGGAAAAGGATGATTCAGCCGACTGGAGCGACAGCGCCAAGACGACGGACCTGATCTACGAGGCGGCGAACACCACGTGGTGGATCAGTAGCACGGGCGAGTTACTCGGGGGGCTCGCGACGGAAACACTCGGCGCACTGGCCACCGAAACCCTCGGCTCGCTCGGCACCCTCGAACCGGAAGGGGTCTATGCATCGGAGGTCCAGGACTTCGGCGCGATTCTGACCGGTGCGCGCGTGGCGATCCTGCCGCAAGTTGTCTACCTCGGAAATCCCGAGGAGGTGAACGTCATCATCGAGGCGCGTATCGCTACGACGACATCGGGCAGCCCAGCGACGCCGGACTGGGGGGCATGGGGGCCGATCTCGATCGCTGATCTCACCATGCGCTATCTCCAGGTGCGGATCAAGCTCCAGCAGTTCGACGGGTCCAGCAATATCGGCCTCAAAGACATTATCATCAACGTGGATTTACCAACGGTCGTGCAGTCGCTCGAAGACCTGAACGTGTCGAGCGCCGGCAGCGGGAGCACGTGGACGTTTCCCGTCGCCTTCCAAGTGACGCCACGGATCGGATTTGCGATTCAGGCGATGGGGACGACGCCGCTCTATCTCGACATTACGGCGAAGAGCAAGACCGCAGTCACGGTAAAGGTCCGTCGCAACTCCGATGGCGTCGATGTCGGCAGCGGCGGGGTGCAGGTGGTCGATCTGATTGCGACGGGAGCCTAACGATGCAATTTGAAAAATTGGGGTATCGCATCACGATTCGCTGGCCGTGGGTGGCCGTATCAGTGGCGCTCGGGGCCTTTGCGATCTATGCCTACATCAAGGGATGGCTGCTGGCATTCATTGTGTCGGCGCTGGTCGCCATCGGTATTCTGGCTGGGCCAGGCATCGACATCGAACGACTGGGCGACATGAAACAGGAAACGATCGGCGAGTCCGCACCGCATCCGCTAGGAGAAAGGGGGCGTCACCTTGAAG